TTCGTGAGCTTTACCGGAAACTGACATTATGGACAACGACATTTTCGACGCGTCAAAATTGATCGCCCAGAAACCGTGGCTCGACCGCGCGCTCGAAAACATCGCGCCGACGTGGGCGCTGAAACGGCTGGAGGCTCGCGTCGCGAAATCACTTTTCGAATACAATGCGGCGCGGACGAATCGGCTTTACGCTCCGAAACAATACGCGCAGCCAACGGAGAGCTCGCAGAACCAGCGCGACCGCGTGGTCATGATGTATGAGGCGCAGGACTTGGTGCAGAACTTCCCAGAGGCTCGCGAAATTTCCCGCAAGTTCGGGACGTATCTCACGCCAAACGAGTATTCGCCGACGACCGGTGATCGCGATTACAACCAGACAATCAGCGAGTATTTCCACGCGTGGTGCAAGACGTGCGACGTGACGAACCGGCACAGCTTCAAGAAGCTCGTGCAGCTCGCCGCAGAAGAGCGTCCGGTCGATGGCGATTGTGGCTTCGTGATTCGTCGCAGCGGCGAAGGGCTCAAGCTGCAACTCGTGCCCGCGACGCGCATCGGCAATCCGAATGACACGGCGGTCGCGTCAAACAACTACTTTCAAGGCATCGTCACGAACGACTTCGGACAGCCGGTTGCGTATCGGATTTACCGAGTCACGCGGGACGGCGTTTACTTCGGCGCGGAGGACATTCCCGCGAATCAGTTTTGTCACTACCTCGACCCATTTCGGGTGGACCAGTATCGCGGCATTACTGATTTCCACGCAGCGATTCAGACCGCGCGGATGCTCCACGACATCCTGCAAGCCGAGAAGGCGGGCGTGCGCTTCTCATCGCAACAGGCCGCGCTCATCTTCAACGACCGAGGCATCGCGAATCCGCGCAACCTATTCCAGCCGAATCCCGCGCTCTCGCTCCCGAGCGGGCAGCAGCAGAAAAACGAGCTGACCGAGGTCGGCATGATTCGATACTTCCAGAACTCGGACCGCGTCGAGGTAATGCCATCGCGTCCGTCGCAGGCGTTCACCGGCTTCGTCCAGCATCTCATGCACGAGATTGCTCTGGGCGTGGGCGTGCCCGAGGGAGTGTTGTTCGGGACACAGGCGTATAAAGGCCCAAGCGTCCGCGCCGAGTTCGCCGCAGCCGACCGCGTGTTTACGCGCCAGCAGGGCGTGCTCACCGACAAGGTTCTCGACCCGATTAAGGACGCCGTGATTCTCGACGCCATCGCGCGCGGGGAAATCTCACCGCCTCCGCTTCTGGCCGGCGAGACGATGGTGCACGCGTTGCGTCGCGCGACCTCGGGCGAGTGGCGTTTTCCCGCGAAGCTCTCGATCGACGTGGGCCGCGAGTCGGCCGCGAACATGAACGAGAATCGGCAGGGCGCGAAGTCACTCCAAGAGATCGCAGCCGAGGAAGGCACGGACGCCTTCACGCGACTTGAGCAGATCGCAATCGAGGCCGCTTACGTTAAGCAGCTCGCCGAAAAGTATGGCGTTCCCGAGACGGCGATTAGGCTCACGACGAACTCGTTGCCAAGCACGCCAGCGGCCGCAGCCGCAGCAGGCGACGCGGTGGGCGTCAGCGCGGCCGAGGCGCAGGCGGCGAGCGTTGCACCGGCACCGGCTGAGCCCGCACCGGCTGAGCCCGTCGAGCAGGTCGAGAACAGCGCAAACCTCGTCACGATCAACTTCGCCGATGGCTCTTACATCCCGACAAACGCAATGGCCGACAACGCGCGCCGTGCGCTCGCCATCCGCGAGAAAAAGCCGATGTCGCAACGCGGCATGACCAGCGTCGGCATCGCGCGGGCTCGCGATCTTATCAACAAGCGCCCGATGTCCGAGGACACCGTGCGGCGCATGAAGGCGTTCTTCGACCGGCATGAGGCCGACAAGCAAGGTGAGACGTGGAGCGAGCAGGGCAAGGGATGGCAGGCGTGGAACGGCTGGGGCGGTGATGAGGGTTATTCGTGGGCCACGGCGATCGTCGAGCGGCTGAACAAGGCGGAGGACAAGAAGTCTCTCGCGGTCGCATCGGAGCAGGTGCAGCATCACTTCGCACTCAAGACGCCGCTCGGTTCTGCGGACTGGCTCGACGCCGTGCAGCAATACCGCGCGAAGCAGCTCGGCGTTATCGAGCAGACGAAGCAAAGCGTCCTCGGTGGGCGCAGCATCATCGAGCTTGCTACGAAGAAGTATGAGCTACCGACTCCGAACGCGGATGAAGATCACGGGGATTTCATGACGCGGTGCATGGCCGACCCAGTCTCAACCGCTGAATTTCCCGACGCGGAGCAGCGCAACGCCGTCTGCATGAGGCAGCACGAGGGGCATTTCGCAAAGGTCGGCGAGCGCGGCGCAATCGTCGCGTCGGACAAAGCTCCGAAGTCGGACACGCCGAACAAGGACCCGCAAGGCGAAGGAACCGCGAAGGGCGATGCGTCTAACACTCGCGGCGCAGTAGTCGCGAAGGATGTCGAGGAGACGCTGCAAACCAAGGCCGACGAGTTCAATGAGAAGCACAAAGCGAAGCTCGGATACGGCGTCACAATCGGACAACTCAAGACCGTTTATCAGCGCGGGCTCGGAGCGTTTACCGGCTCCCATTCGCCGACCGTTTCCTCGGCGAAGCAATGGGCGTTTGCACGCGTGAACGCCTACCTCTACTTGCTGAAAAACGGACGCCCCGAGAATCCAAAATACGTCACCGACAACGACCTCTTGCCGAGCAAGCATCCGAAGGCTGGGAAATAATCACATGAACGACACGCAATTTCAAATCGACCACCTCATTGAGTTGGCAGTCTTACAGCGCGCCGAGCTCAAGCAGCTCGTCGATTCGATGCCGCAACTTCGCGACCACTTGTCGGAGGAAATCGAGCGCAACCTCGAAGAGGCCGAGCCCGCGATTCGCTCCGAGCTTGAGCAGCTAGTAATCGCCCGCGCGAACGACGAACACGCGAAAATCAGCGTGGCGCTGACCGCGAAGATTGACGAACTCGCGAAGGCTCTGGAAATCACGACCGCCGCAAAGTATTCGGTGCTCATGGCCGAGCGAGTGGAGAACGCGAATCTGCTAGCGAAGGCCGAGGCGCGCATCGAGGACGCGGCTTCAATGCTCACGCACGCCGTCAAAGAAATCGTCACAGACGAACTCTCGCGCTTCCCGCGCGCTGGCGAAATCGACCAGCTTCGCAAGGAGTTCGCCGAACCGCGCGGGCTTAATCCTCGTGGACGTTGGATGCCCGATGAAACTTACCAGCGGCTCGATCTCGTAACGATCAACGGCGACAGCTTCGTGTCGAACATCGACGGCAACCGCGAGCGCCCGAGCCGCACGGCTGGCGACTGGACTCTGAGCGCAGCGCGCGGCAACGGGGGCGGAGGCGGGGGCGTTACCTCGATGACGGACTTGGTGCCCGTGCCGAGCAACGGGCAGCTTCTAATCGGCAACGGCTCGGCGTTCGTCAACTCGACGCTCACCGCTGGCACCGGCATCGCGATCTCGAATGGCGCGGGCTCGATCACGATCAGCGCGACGGACGGGAACATCACGCTCGACGACGGCACGGCGGCGGCTCCTTCGCTCAACTTTACCAACGAACCCACAACCGGACTTTTCCGCGCGAGCGCAAACGTGATGGGCTTCGCGGTCGCTGGCGTGAGCCGTGCGACGATGACGACCACGGGCGTGACCGTTACCGGCACAATCACCCCGACCGGCAGCGTGCACGCGGCTGCGGGCTCTGTCGGAAATCCGAGCCTTGCGTTTGACGCAGACCAAGACACGGGGCTGTTCAGAATCGGCGCGAACAATCTCGGCGTGGCTGCTGGCGGCGCGAAGGTGCTCGATGTCGCGACGACGGGGCTGGGCGTCACCGGCACGCTCTCCGTCTCGGGCGTGGCGACGCTGGGCGCGGGTGCGATTCTCAACACGCCCGCGAGCGGCACGCTCACCAACGCTACCGGCCTTCCGATTTCAACCGGCGTCTCGGGTCTCGGCGCAAACGTGGCTGCGTTCCTCGCGACGCCATCCTCGGCAAATCTCGCGGCGGCGCTGACCGACGAGACGGGCACGGGTGCAAACGTCTTTGCGACGAGCCCGACGCTCACCACGCCGATCTCCGCAACCCTCACCTCCCCCGCCGCGACCAACCTGACGCTCGGCCTCGGCACGGGCGGCACGGCTTTGACGCTCACCAGTAGCACGCTGGCGGCTACGTTTGCGGGTGCAATTACCACAACTGCAAATAATAACGCGTTGGTATTTTCCCCTGCCACATTAACCGCGCAGGTGTATCAAACTTTTAACTCAAGTGGTGGCACTTCCTATTTTGGTCAGGAATCAAGCACGGGCGGGGGAATCATTACCGGAAGCGCGGCGTACAGTCTTTCAATTTCGTCAGCATCTGGTCGGAACCTTAACCTTGGCGTAGATGCGGGCGTGTCAGCAATGGTGATTGCGACCTCGACAAGAAACGTCTCCATCTCCTCCACCACCGCAGGCTCCGCAGGCGCAGGTGCGCTAGTGGTCACGGGTGGGCTGGCTACGGGTGCGGCGAGCTATTTCGGGGGCGCGGTGACGGTTAGCGTCCCCGGAGTAGTAATTTCCGAAAACACATCTTCGAGTTCCGACCGCGCAGAAATAAGGTTAACCAAATCTAACGGGACCGCTCAATCGTGGGCTTTTTCAATAGCGGGCGCGTCAGACGGTTTTGGGCGAGCTGACGGAACCTTCTCGATTCAAGACAACACCACTGGAAGCGTAAAATTCAGCCTTCTTAAATCCACCGGAGCTGCCACCTTCGCGGGCGCGGTGACGGTGGGTGGGGCTTTGGCGGCAAATTCGGGCATAAGTTTTGCCGGAGAAATTACTAAAAATGGACACGCAAGCGGATACTTGGTCGCTGTCAGCGACACGACAAACAACGGCTTTTACTGGGACGATAATGCAAAAACGATCAACATATTTACAGCAAGCGGCGCAGGTGCTGTATCACTAAATCAATCGGGCGCTCTGTCTGTGGGTGGAGCCGCAACCTTTGGGGGCACCGTGATCGCACCAGCCGCAACCACAAGTATTGCGCCGCTGCGAATCCCGCACGGCACCGCTCCAACATCTCCAACAAACGGCGATATGTGGTCCACCACGGCGGGCCTTTTCATCCGCATCAACGGAGTCACGAAAACCGTAACCCTAATTTAATTTACACCCATGACCATCCCAATCGCTCCCTACACAATGGGCTCACCCGCCCAGCCTAAAGTCGGAACTTTGTTTGAAGTCCGATACATCCAATACACGCAACCCACCGCCGTGGCCGACTGCCACCTGCTCGACGCGGAGGGCGTTGAGATCATGCCCGTTGGCCTCGTGCCCGCGACGGCAGAGCAATGCGCGGCGTGGACGGACGACGCGACGTTTGCTGGCGTCCTTGCGGTCAATGCTGGGTTTGAACTTCTACCATGACCAAAGAAGAACACAAATCCGCGATCGTGCAGCAACTCCAACAGCAGAGCTTGAACTTGCTGGTGGACTCGCTTGCGGCTGCGCTGGCGGAGATCGAACAGCTCAAGGCCGCTGCCGCTGACAAGCCAACGCCGTGACGCTACGCCGCTCACTCCTCCTCGCGGTGCTCGCGCTCGGCCTCGTGGTCGTGCTGGGGCTTGCGCTGCGGAGTGAGCGGGTGCTCACGGCGGGGTTGCCGCTGCGGATTGTGGCCAAGTCGCAGGAAGAGGCGCGGACGCTGGCGGGGCTCGGGTCCGTGGCGGTGCTAGGCACGGGCTCGATGGCTCCCTACATCGCTGCCGCGCCAAAGGGCACCGACCCGCTGGCGACGGTGATGGCCTACGCGGTGCCGAGCACGAGCCTGCGCTACGGCGACATCACGACGGGCGCGCTCGTGATCTACTCAATCAACTACGTCGCGGGCTCCAACACGATGCACCAAGCCGCCCAGCTTGACGCTGGCGGCTGGATTATGACCGGTCTCGGAAACAAAGCATACGAAAACAAGGTGCGCGTCACCGCCGAGAACTTCGTCGGCATCGTTGCGCGGGTCTATGTCTGGACGCCGTAACCATGGACGCACTTGAAATCCTCGTGAAGGGGTGGCCGATAATTCTCGGCGGCATTATGCTCATTGCCGTCCTCTCCAAGCTCGAAAACCGCGTGTCTGTTTTGGAGGAAAAAGCCAAGAGTCTGTTTGAGATAATCAACAAAAAGAAATGAACCTCCTCGATTTGCTTGGCAACGCTCTCGGTGGTGGTGCGCTCGGTGTGATTCTCCGCATCGGCAATGGCTTCTTCGAGGAATACAAGGCCGGCAAGGACCACGCGCGGAAGATCGAAGAGGCGAAGACGATGGCCGGCATCGCAGCCGACGCCGCAGCGTGGTCGGCGTTTACAGCGAGCCAGCAGGCCGCGACCGTGCCAAGCAACGTCGCGCCGTGGTGCGCGAACATCATTACGCTCTTTAGGCCGTTCATCACTTTGACTTTGGTCGGTGTGGCGACGGTGGTGTATTTCCACTCAGTCGGACCAGAGCGCGCGCCGATGGTGGAACAGAT